GGGTACGTGACAGATGGTGCCTCTATACCAAGAGCTTTTCACACTATCTACCACCCGTTCGCTACGGAATCTTTTTGGGCTTCAGTGGTTCATGATTACATCTACAGTCACTTGCACTTCAAACTATCAAAACAATTCGCTGACAGTTTGTTTAGAGAGATGATAAGAATTAATGGAGGTTCATGGCTAATGAGAGAGAGTTTCTACAGGGCAGTCAGGCTTAACTTTAACGGAGGGGGGTGGTGATTTATGAGTAAGTTTGTGGAAGGTGCCAGAAAGAACTCCCAGAACATAGGGATATCTTTCTCGGTAGTGGCAACTTGGGTAGTAACAACACTGTTTGGAGTTCATGTACCAGCGGAAGTTGTTGCTGCATTAGCTGGTCTTGTAACAGGCATAGCCAGTAAGATTAACGACTAACACATAAAAAGAAACCCCACCTAGAGAACCTTTACAGGAACTTTAGAGTGGGGTTTCTTTGTTTACACTGTAGCTGCTAAGTCTTCATAACCTCCTATCAAATCATCTTCTTTGAAAACTACGGGTACTGTCTTAAACCCATTGGATAGAATGTATTCTTGAGCTTCCAAGTCTTTAGAGATATCTACGTATCTGTAATCAAGACCCTTCCTTTCCAGAAGCTTTTTAGCTTTAGTGCAATAACTACATGCAGGCTTACCATAGATAATGTACATTTAAGCCTCACAAGTTACACAAGATTTCTGAAGGAACTGTTGAGCTGCATTAGTACTATGGTGATAGTACAGTGTGCAAATGCCTAGTTCCCAAGCGTGGATAACAAGCTTATTAAGCTCTTTAGGTGTTGTTGAAGTTGGCAGCATCAAGTTTAGGGATTGTGTCTGATCAAGAAACTCCTGGCGAATTGCAGCTTGTTCAACAACAGCATAAGGATTAATCTCGCTAAATGTCAGAAACACTTCCCGCTCATGGTCAGTAAGGAAGTCTAAGTGTTGTACACTACCATCATGCTTAGCAATGTCTAACCATACCTCCTTAGTATTCATCTCGTAAGAACACAATACTGCTTCTAGAAACTTATTCTTAATCTTTGCCTTAGCTTTGGCGAGGTCTTTGATGTAATAGTTGCTCATTAAAGGCTCAATACTCTGACTGACTTGCCCGAGTATGAATGCACTAGATGTAGTTGGAGCCAACGCATTAAGGGTAGTATTACGGCGTCCATACCCCTTAAGAATCTCAGGTTCACCAAACATCACAGCAAGTTCTTTCGACGCTTTATAAGACTTTTCCTGTAGTAGTTTAGAGGATTCATGGGCAATCTCCATAGCTTCTGGGGCTGCAAAAGGTATCATCTTCGATTGTAAGTATGAGTGCCAGCCTAACTGGCCAACTCCCAATGCACGATGTTTCTTAGCAAACTTGTAAGCACGTTGCATATACTCGAAAGTCAGATTATCAGCCTTTGATTCACTATCACGGAAACTCTCAAGTTTCGTAAGGAACTCTGTCATAACGGCATCAAGTAGATAGACTAATGTTTCAATTACATCCGTATCTTTCAATTCATCATAATGGAGCATGTTTATGGATGCTAGATCACATACAAATGACTCTTCACTGCTAGTAGGCAGAAGTATCTCAGAACAAAGCTGTGAATGGTTGATAGACAGCTTCAGGTCTTTATAAACATCGACAGTGTTACGTTGAACATTATCATAGAAGAAGATGTAAGGATAACCTACTTCTGTACGCCGCTTCAGAATCTTAGCCCAGACTTCCCGCTTATCAGAGTCACCATCAATCATCGCTTCAAGCCATTTATCTGTCACTGTAACGGCTGTTGTGAGGGATTGTATAGGATTCCCCTCAGTACCAATATCAAGGAACTCATGGATATCCCCATGCTCTACAGGAAGATAGGGGGAAAACCTTCCACGCCGTGTGGAGCCTTGAGAGATTACGTCAGTGACTTTCTCAAATAACTCCATGAAGTGGACAGCACCAGATGATTGCCCATTCTCACTAATCTCTGAACCTCTTGGCCGGATATTACCAAAATACCCAGCAGTACCGCCTCCCATTTTACTCATCATACCCACTTCAGACTGAGAGTAGAGGATACCCCCGACATCATCATCAATATGACTTCCGTAACAAGAGATCGGTAGTCCACGCCGCTTACCAAAGTTCGCCCAAATAGGGCTTGAGAGTGAAATCCAACCCTTTCCCATGTAGTCGTACAGTTTATCTGAGTACCCTTCGATACCCAGGATAGATTGCGCAGTGTCACAGATGCGACGGATACGCTCTTTAGGATATTCATCTCCCGACAAGTAACCCTTCTTTAAGAACTCTTCAGACTCTTTAGTTAACCAATTAAATGACATTATATCTCCTATTAAAATAAATCGTTACTGTCGAAAGACTGTGAAAACTTCGTATAATTTACTGGTTTGTTGCTGAAGAAATCTGTGTGCATTGTTGAGTTGTTCTGTAGATCAAACCACAAAGTCCCTTCTAGCAATACTTCATCAACTTTAAACACTTCTTTGAAACCAGCTTGTAGAAGTCCCATGTTGAATCGGTTTTTGATGTACTCAATTATTGAATCCTTGCTCAAGTAACTAAGCTCACCTTCTTCAAAAATCCACTCTACAATGGAACTCTCAGCTTCAAAAGCTTCCATCACCATATCTTGCACATGACTCTCAAGATCTTCTGTAAACCAATCAGGATGTTCCTTGCGAATCTCATTGACGATTGCACATCCAAAGTTGTTGTGAAGCTGCTCTTCTAAAGAAGTAGCGGCGATCACGTTGCTCATACCTTTCAAGACTGACTTCTCTTTATTCAGCGTAGAGAGGATTAGGAACTGACTGAACAGGCTCACATTCTCAATGAACAAAGTGAACAACAAGACGGACTCAAGGTAGTCTTGGTTACTATCAGTCTTAGACTTAGCCAGTGCTTTCTTAGCGTACTCTACACGCTTCTTGATAGCAGGTACCTCTAAGACCTTTTCAAACTCTTTATTAAGTCCGAGGAGTTCCAATAGATGAGAATATGCTCGGGAATGGCGGCAATTCCCAGAAATAGCAACCCTCTTATTGCGCCTTGTGACAATATTACTCTCCGGTACAGTCACACAATACACAAAACCGCTGTAATCAATACTTTCACGCTTGGGGTAAACCGTCTTGTCACTCTTCCTAACAGAAACAGCGTAGCAGTCTTTGGAACTTTGACGAACCTTGCCACCAGGGTTCGGTATCATCATTGACTGTTCACTGGTACGGTTCATACCCTTGTTGACATTAAATCCACCCAGCGTTCCTAGCGCCATAATCTTATCAACAGCAGCTTCATTTGTGTTGTAGTACGTGTAGCTACCCCTCCCGACACGACAAGCTGCATCCCAATACTTTAACTCTTCAAAGAACTTTTCACAGTAGTCGCTACCTACTTCGGATAGGTTGATAAAGCCAAAGCATTTAATGTTAGATGTACTTTCAATACCTTCAGGTAGTCTACCACTAATGATAGTAAATTCATCACGGCCCTGACGTTTGTAGTAATCAATACCGATAGCATCAAGGATTTCAATTAGTCGATCAACTTTACGCTGTTTTGATAAGTTGAAACTGAAGTCTCGTCGCACCTTCCCCTTTCCAGAGGGCGTTTCTCCAAGCAAACAGCCATCTACCTGGATAGCAACAAGTAAGCGGTCAACATCTGTAAAAGACTTAGTACCTGTCTTGTAACCAGAAGTAGGGTAGCGGTAGTTTCTACACCAAAGGCCGTTTTCAGACTTACGTTTTTCGTAGTAATCCTTTTGAGGGTGCATTACAAGAATCTCATGACGAGGTGTTACACAAATATCTGTACCCTTCGACTGATATAGGTGCATCTCACCTTCGTGATACCTCTTAATATACCCAGAAGGTTTTACGAAACTTACCTCCCCATTCTCCATGTTGTACTGAGCCACTTCCTCAGTCTTGTCTAAATCCTTGAAATACTTCCAACCATCTTCTGTCAATACTTCGGTGTCATCAGAGAAGCATTCACTCTCGGAAAAACTAGCACCAACCTCTTGAATCTCCGGTTTAGGCATCCTGTCACCGATCTTACCCCAGAATGTCTTAACAGCGACTTCCACTTGTGAGATAGCTAACATCGAGCGTTTAACAGCTTCTTTTTCATGTGGTAGTAGAACCGCTTTAAAGTCGTGAATATCACTTGAGAAGTTATACTCTGAAACAATCCAATAAGACTGCTGGATAGCATCTACATAACTCCCCAAATGGGGATACTCAAAAGGCTTGTAAGCCGTTCGTGAACGGAATATGTCCGGCATGTTCTTATCACGGTACGTAATGTACTCACGGGCTACTGAGAACGCCTTAGCATCCATCAAGCCATCTTCTACAAGCTCATGTACTTCATCTACGTGCGGTAACTCCCTGGTACTGATGCAGTTCTTAACGAAACTAACTACAGAGTCTTTGAGGGATTCATCTTTAACGTCTGTTCGAGACATTGCCAGGGCAACAGCACGTTTAATCTTATCATCTTGGAAGTTTTCAATACTTCCATCACGCTTCTGTACTTGCATTAAATCACCATTTCGCATTATTAGGGATTAGTTGTCGATGTTGAATCCAGCCTTTGAAATTACCCGACCAATAGTTGTCGTCCATGTCGAGTTGCGTCTGGCCATCTTCCGGGAACATTACACAACCTTCACAATCAATTGCAGGCATCTCCATCGGTGTAGCTTGATGTTCAAAAGGGCTAGCATGAACAGGCTCACTCCCCACCAACATTCCATAAATCTTCAAAGCTTTCTTTAAGCTAGTATCTGAATTCCTGAAACTTACTTGGGCACAACAACTGGCAGATACTTTAAGCGCATCTTCAAGGCTTAGAATAATATCCCCGCCATGCCCACCATCAATGTAATAAAGAAGTTCATCAGAACCACCTTGCATGTGACTTACATAAGGCGTGTGCCACTCCCCAGTTAAGAGTGTTCTTGGTACAGACATTTCACGCGCCTTGAACATGCAATCTGAAAGCTCTTTAATCTCTGGTTGAGCGTCTTCATGAGAACGTAGCCAGAAAAAGTTTTCAAACTCAGTAGCTGTACAGACAACCTTCATAAACTGGAAAGGCTCATTGATACGGTTGATAATCTGTTTGTGAAGTTTCAAGTCTTGGGACATAAACTGACACAAATCCGCAACTTCATAAGCAATATCTTTCCAGTAGCCTAGACAGTCTTCAGGCTCTTCGTGTTCTTCTGTTGCTTGCATCCCTGGCTTGTTCAAACCCCAGTAAATAGGTGCCGCTGGGTTAGTCATCACTTGCTCGATAGTCTTCTCAATTGGGATAGCACGACTACTCGCGGCGTTACGTGAGAAGCACCTGTGAGTCATAAATTCAGAATGGATAAAGCGCGGATACTCCAACTCATAAGTAGTAATACGCTTACCGTCGATGCCTGTGGTGCTGTCTGCAATAATAGTAGCGGAGATACCGCCCTTACCTGCTACTTTAATCACCTGGGTACTCCATTTCTAAGACTAACTCTAAATAGTGTATTGCCTTCTCAATATCTTGCCGACCATTCTTACTCTTATGCCGAGTCACGTACTTAATAACATTACCCTCTAAGTAAGGTATCTTATTAGCGTGGTTGTACTCGGCTGGCTGAATAGCAAGGTCTTTGTAATGTCCACCACCTACTTGGATATCTAAAGCTTTACTCATAGGACTCCCAGGAAATATATAAATCACCGACAAGTTTGCGAAGTTGTTGATAGGGGTCTACAAAACCCACACCTTTTAGAATCTTATAAGAACTTGTCCCATCTGATTTAGCACCAAAAACTACGTATCCACCACCCTGTGCTTTGTATCCTACTCCCCGATAACGGCTGTCTTTACTGTAATTATCTACTGACTTCTCAGCTTCTTCACGACTTACTGGAAACTTACTCAAGTTACTGTCAGCAACAACACCGAAAGCTTCATTAATCTGATTAGCAGTGAGGCCCATTCGATAAAGAATCCCAATAGCGGTGACTACCGAATCCACACAACCATCAAGAATCTCAGTAGCAACTTTAGATGTTTTTGTAGCAGATAACTCCCAGCTATCAGCAATATCATCAAGCAAGTAGATAGCGTTCTCAGTCTCCTTAACCTCTTCAGCAAAGATACCTAACGCATCCATCATATTTTCAGGGGAGAAATCAACAGGCGTCCCTCCTAGTTCGTTAAAGCGTACTGTCTTGTAGACGATGCTGTTCATTTGTGACTCCGTGTAGGTAGGCTTTTATTGTAAGGTAATTCTACACACTATGTCAATCAATATAATGTGTAGAATCTGCTTAGCTTTCTTCAATGTATTTGATAGCGTTTTTCAAGGTGCCTATATTCTCTTTCGAGAAGCCTAGTACAGCATTGCAAGCTGGGCAGCAAGCACTCCGAAGAACGCCTGTTGTATTGTCATGCTCCATGACCAGCGTACCCACCTCCAACTGGTGCCCATGGCAGATTGCACATAGGTATTGCTGACCCTCTAAAATAGCTTGGTGGACTCTCCGTGTAATCTTATACCGTCGTTTCAAATCAGAGTTATGTTTCTTGATACAGGCGTAAGCCATTAATTCATAACCTCTAGTTGTTTAACTAAAGTTTCACTGGAGTTCACACCTTCTAAATCCCCACGTTTCTTGCACAACCACCTGTAGCCGTGTTTTGAACTCCATTCTCCGTGAGTTAGCTTAGTACCGTCTTTACGCTTCTTTGCAAAAGGAAAGGCAGTCTTAGAATTCTCGAATAAGAAGAAGAACTCAATATCACTACAACCACTCTCTTTAAATAACTTCCAGTCCTCTAAAGCATCTTTTATAAAGTGATACCGACGACCATCTGCACTATCTCTTAAACGCCCTTTAGCTTCACATACAAACATCCTGTCTTCGTGGATAAACATAAAATCATACTCATAGGTATGTGGTACTGAGTAAGGTATCAGGTCTTGCTTTGTGGGATGGTGCTGAGCTTCCCTAAGTGGGCCTTCGTGGAGATTAAGCTCTAACCAAGAATCATAACCTTTCGGTAGTTTCTTATCTCTTGTTGGGAAATGCCTTTTCTTGAACGCCAATCAATGCTCCTTATCTGGTATTTTATAGAATTTATCTTTTTCTTTTAATATCCAAGCTAGGTTCATGTTCTCTAGAAACAACCCTTCAGGGTCTTTTTCCATCTCAGTACCATCCCAAGATTCATACTTGTGACAGTCACCAAACTTCTTTCGATACGCCTCTACAGCAGCTTCGTACATTTCTCGTTCTGTTGTACACCCCTCTAAAATCTTCTCAGCTTTACTCATACCAACACCAGGGATGCCGTAGTAACCGTCTGTAGCATCCCCAGCAATTGCTTGGCAGTAGACGTAATGAGTACCCTCTTCCGGTGTGGTAAAGATAAACTGCTTAGCTTTCCAGTCATAATGAAAGCCGTGTGTACCGTACTTAACATCCTTGTCGATACCGAGATGTACAGCAGACTGACCTTTCTTGTTACGTGATACAACACCAACAGAAACTAAGTCATCCCCTTCAAGACCATCAATAATCTTAGCTTGGTACTCTGTTTTTAAATGATCGACAATAGACTTTACCCACACTGGTTTAGCTACTTTATCTCGATCACCTCCATACTTGTGAAGAGTGGCTATCTTGTCTCTGAAGTTGTCCTTCCCTGAAACATAGAAGACATACTCTTTACAAGGGCAAGACTTCTTCAAGGTCTTAATCAATTCATCACAAGCTTTGATAGCCTCTGACTCCGGTTGGACAATCACTTGAGATTCCCTTGTATAGCCTGAAACATCTACACCTAAGAATTCAACTTGTTCTTCAAGGTAATCTTTACACTGTTTCGCATTAGTGAAGGTTTGTATGAACTCACCATCTGCATCGTGAAGGTGGTAGATAGTCTTCTGTGCTGCAAAGCCCGCTTGATACTTTATTACATCTGCATCAACAAACCCAATGTCGAATATTTCTGGAACTTCATCTTTTGATATTTTCAAAGGTTCCTCCCAAATAAAAAGGGTCTTTTATAAGACCCCTGTTTAGTTGTACTAACTACTAGTTTGTAGAATGCTCACTCAATACTCAGTATCGTCTTCCCCCTCTTCAAAAACTTCATCATCTGCTGCTTGAGACTTCACACTGCTATTTTCAGGAGCGTCTGCAAACTCGACAGAACCACCTAAGAAGTCCTCTTCCTCTGCTGAGAGAGCTTGCTGGCCACCTGTAGACACATACTCGATAAGGCTGGTAACTTTAAGGATTGCAGGGTAGCTTGAGACGCCATAGCTGCCTTGGTCAGCATAACGCATCAACAGAGCCGCTTTTGAACCATTACCAACCACCTTCTCAAAAGTAATATCGACACCCTTACCATCAACCATCTCTACAACACGCGGCTGAAGGCTTTTCAGTGAACCACCATCTTGCTTCTGACACCGTTGAGATTTCTTGATTACGAAGAACTTTTTGTGAGAAGGATCAAGGCCCACTTCTTTAAACTTCTCATCGTCAGCATTACCATCGTCGTCAGTTAAGCGGTACTTCTTAGCGAGAGCTGCCTTCAAAACCTTTTTAGCTGACTGCTTATCACTAACACTTGCATCGTATTCATCAGCAGTATCTTCATCCACTACCAACTCTACACTCCACTCAAACTGGTCTTGCTGGCTCTTAGGCATATCTTTCTGATCATAAATTACAGAAGGTTCCATAATCTTTGCATAAAAAGCGACACCCTCTACAACTGCCTTTTCAATGTTGCCTTTCTTGTCTTCTTTGATGATTTTAAAATTAGACATTCTTTTTATCTTCCTTTTAGTAAGTGTTTTCGTACATGGTTTGTTCGTCTGCGTACCCGTGCCAGCATTCTAGGCATGTTAAGAAGTATTCACGCTCCTCTGCCTTGGTGATTGTTATAAGATCATTCTCGATAATGTGTAATCTCCATTATCTCCTTCAAAGCTTTAATTAAAAGAGGGATGTCCTTGAGAAGTAAAGTTGGCTCATTAATACCTTCTACATCTCTAAAAGTCGCAAAATGATGATCATGTAAATCTATCCGAGAACAATAACTTGCAACGTTATTTGCAAAGATAATACCCTCGACAGGATTTTCTTCCCCACTACCACGAATATCTAGAAACATTACTCACTGCCCCATAGTTCTTTAGCTTTTTTAAGCGCTAAGATAAGGTTGTCAACATCATCGAGATCAAATTCATGCACTAGATCATCATCACAACCCTCTAACACAAGTTTTCCGTTATGGGTGATAGAGATTTGTGAAGCCAGAAAGTCCTTGCCATCCCCGAAAATAATAACATTAGGTTTTGCAATCTCGTTGTTACGAATATCTAATTTACTCACTCTACACTCTCCATAAAGCGTTGAGATTTACTTTGTCGCATCTTACGAAACTCTTTAACCTTTTTCCGCTCGTGTTTACTTGAGATACGTTTAGATGTTTTGCCAATCTTTTCCAAATCTTCCATCTTAGAATACCTTAGTTAGTGTACCATTTTCAAGTGTTGCTGAGATAAAAAGTGACTCTTTGCACAGTGAAGGGTCAACTAGGACATTTACATCTAAGTTGTTGTATTCATCTTTTTGAAACAATATGTAGAACCCTAGTGTGGCAATAAAAGCCTCACCACTGTACTTCTTAATCCGGTCGTAGATAGCTTCCTCAAAGAAATCAGGAGAGCCTCTAGCAAGAGTGTTCTCACTGCTTAGGTAAAGAGATGCTAGGTGTATCAGATTAGCATCAAAGACTACGTTTAACACACCTTCACCATCCCGTAGGTTCTCAAGATTCAGTTTTGCCTCAGCTTCTTTCAAGGTGTATTCGTCAACCTCTCCTTGTGTGTGTTTGATGTTTTCAACTTCAATCCAGAACACAACCGATGCGTAGGAACACAACTCTTCCAAGAGTACCAAGTTACCCAACAGCGTGACAACTTGGTACACTCCCCCTAAAAATGCCACTTCTACACCTAGAAACCCTGGAGCACTTTCAGTAACTTCTACTAGATCACCTGCTTTAAATTTATTCAAAAGACCTTCTCCTTTAGTGTTTACATAGAATAACAGCTTTCTACTGCCTTGGTCAAGATATTCTACACATTATTTTAATGACAGCCCTTCCAGCTACGGTTGATTATGTAGTCACTATCAAGTGAAACACGAAGATTGTAGTACACTCCAGCGTCCCTCATAGACTTCTTCGCTAATGAGCCAACCTTGCTGTATGTGCGTGTCCATACACCATCAAGTTCCGTGGCATCGCCTATGAATTTACCATCAATCTCAAAAGATTCTGCCTCCTTTTTAGAATCGAATTTGTAAACAGTCACTAATGAAGGGCAAACTTGCCATTGTGCTTCATCATGGTAGTGAATCATAGCGTGACACTTACCCTTCATCGACGAATCTTCAAAAGGATCGAACAAAATACCCTCTTCTTCCAAGCGTTTGTGGTGTATTACATTGGCCCGTTTACAACAAATCACACCAGCACCTTGGAACACCATATTAATAATAGAGTGTTCTGAACGAACAAACAGCTTACGGCCATCAAGAGCCTTCACAAATTGCTTACCACCCCTCTTCTTCCAGTAAGTCACTACGCGCTCTTTCAGTGTCTTTAGGGGTAGCGCACTTTCCCAAAATGCATCAAAAGTTTGTGTGGCCCTCTTAATACTCCAACCCATTTGCTTAGAAACTTTAGGCGGTTGGGCACCATAGGATATGCTGTATTTAAGTGTCTTCTGTTCATCCCTGGAAATACCGTTTTTCTTAGCGTGTTTAGTGTGTATATCAAAAGGCTTTTCTGCTACCAAGTCTTTTGCATACTCTTCACCACCTGGAAACTGTATCGTGTAATGTCCCTCGATGCGAGCCTCTAAGCCACTGGCGTCGTAACCTAGTTGAAGGTACCCTGGTGCCGCTCCAAACATATCCCGCATCTTGTCGCCGTAGAGGCTGGTTACTCGCGGAATGTTACATACTATGTTGTGCTGATACCTTGATGTTGATGCGCCACAGGGATTAGCAGGCGTCGGTATTCTGTTATCTTCCCTGACATTAGCTAGGAAACCTGTCCCCTTCTTAGGACTCTTAATGGAATTCCTGCGGTGCCTGTAAGTAAGCCACTTCACAACATCCGTTACAAAATCATACTTTGCGCCTAACTTTATAAGTGCTGGGTCTATATCCTTGTCTTGATTTATTGTAAACTTTGGCGATGTATAGACTTTCAATGGACGCCTTGGATCGTGATTTAACAACTTACCACGTAATTCGTAAGGCTCACACTTCAAACGTTCACAACGATATTCTTCATAAGGTTTACCGAGTGTATCCTCAAGATAACGTAACGCTGCCACACGGTATTTCTCAGCGGTCAACTTGCGCTTCTTACTGTCGACTGTCAAGTCCTTCTCAGTCCAAACTAAGGGAACCCAACCTGCGTTAACCAACCATTGTTTTAACTCTATCTGATTAGCTAACGTCATAGGCTCATGAGTAACTAGAGTTTCTTGAGGTATCGGTAACTCATATACCTTTCCAAAAAGCTTTACTACTCTGTCTTCCAGCCACTCACCACCATGAACATCAACAAACTTCTTGATATAAGAACTAGGTTTTCCACTCTTCAAGAACTGAATCTTTGGTGGGATGAAAGCCTTAGCATTTGTTTTGCTGATACGTTTCAATGGCAACTTTGGTTCAACGGATGTTCCAATCTCATCTAGCCACTGATTAAGCTCTTCGAGACAAGTTTCAGCCAACTCGGTATTGAAATAGAATCCAACTTGCTCTTGTTGAGCTGTTAAGTCTGCTACAGACATTTCCAAGTCATAAGCATCTCCCCACTCCCAACTACCCCACTCTGCAATAAGTGCTTGGTACGCAGCCCAAGATGCTTTTACATCAGATACACAGTAGTCGAGCATATCTTGTGTGAATACTTTCCAGTCTTGTGTCTTGCCAAAGTCAGACTTATAAACACCTGTACGCTCACCCCAGGCTTGCAAACTATGGCCTCCTCTTCTGTCTGGGTAGAGCATTCTGCTCATCACTAGCGTGTCAATTATCTCGATAGGTCGTCCATTCAGTGCTGATGGGTTTATCTTAAAGTTAAGTCCGAAAAACATTCTTAGAACTAAGTTATCATAACCTACGATGTTGTGACCAATAACACAAGTAACTTCTTCAAAGAACTTTGGTATATCTTTCACAGTGTCTTCGTAGAACTTATAGATTGCACCTGTATCAACATCCATTGCTACTAGACAGTGTATTTGGAAAGTTGGCCTAAGTCTGAGCGGAAAACGTGTATAGTCAATACTTTCTCCGTTCAGAAGTCCTGTTGTTTCAAGGTCGTAAACAATTCTCATAACATGTCCTTAGTATGCCCATGGGGGATTTTCTGCACCTTCCTCCGTCCTCTCTATGAAGTCTTCAACATCAGCCTCTGTTACTCCTTGTGTTTGAGACTTCCGTTCATAACTCTCACCGATAGCTTCGTAATACTGTTCTAAGATATCCTCACTTGGTTCTAAGTACTTGCCAGTCATCGTGTCGTAGTATACTAGAAACTTAGCTGTATTACCAAACATGCGATCTTCCAGAAGTACAAAGTGGGACATATTACGTACAACTTCGGGAAGTCCTGGTGACTTATCACGCTCAATACCAACTAAGTAATAGGTACTCTCCATCATCGCCCTAGAGCCACGGAATTGCTCGGATACAACAGCGCCACCTTGTGAGTGAGGCTTCCCGAATGTAGGTGCTTTCAAGTGACAGAAGCAATAGTAAGTAAATCCTAAATCCTTAGACAGCTTAGAAATCTCATCACTGAAACGTCGAAGCTCTACCTCTGTCTCTGAAGAGTCCATACTTGCTGTGAGTCGTGTAATAGGGTCAATGAAGATATCCTTTGCACCTTTAACAACAACAGCGTAAGTAATAGCCTTTTTAAGTTGATCCCAACTTGTAGCCCCGTAACTATCATACGTCAGTACTTTATCTTTGAGAGACATTACACCAGTCTTAAGCTCATCGTGTGTAAAGTAATTTTCAAGCTCTTTCAGTGGTATCTGATCACCCTTGAAATCACATCCATCAAGATTCACACGGTCAGGCTTGTGGAACATCTTACCGTGACGCTTCCCAGCCACTTTTCGGAAAGTCATGGCAGGCTTTTCTTCTAGTTTAAAAACTCCTACCGGTGTTTGCTCATTCTCTACAATAAAGTCAATAAGCTCATTGACAGATTCCGACTTACCCATTTTAACACCCGCTCCCCAGTAGTACCCTTCACCCTCTCGACTACCGTAGGTAGCTTCAGTAAGACTGGGCCAGGGCCAAGGTTTTCCCATTACTGGCAAGGACGTTGCTTCATCAAAAACATCTTCTACATCAACAAAACCGTCAGGCTTGAACTCAACAGGTTTCATAAGACACCAGTACAGATCTACTTTACGTTTGTTCTGTAGAAAGTCGCTGGGGTCTTTTAAGTCTTTGAAATCTGCCACTAATGCTTTTGTCGGGAAGATTGCACATACATCTTCAGTAGCTTCCTTACCCTTCTTAATCTTATTTTTACGTTCTTCAGCAGTAGCTTCATCATTATCAAAAGCCACTACAACTTGATCGTAATTGTCCAACATCTTAAAGTTGTGGTCAGCACCGACACACTTAATTGCGTTACCAGTACCTAACGGAAGACCTACAACCTGTGGGTCAAAATTATCTTGGTTAGAGCAACTGTATAAAGACCAATAAGCTGATAGTTGATCTAACTCACCCTCGCAAACATAAACCTTCCGTCCAGGCTTATTTTCACGATACCCAAACAACATATTAGCAGCACCGACGCTTCCAACCGTTGTGAAATGGAACTTATGATTTTTAGGTTTCATCAAGTCACGTTTTTTGTATCCTGTCACTACACCGTGAATATCAGTATAAGGGAAGTAGATAGCCTCGATAGTCCTGCCATCTTCTTGTGACAGTGCAACCTTAACACCAAACTTTTCTAGAACCTCTCTAGGTATCTTTCTATCGGGTAGGTTTGCTGAACCTAATTCATTAATGTCTTCTACAGTTTCTTTTGAGTAAGCCACTTTTTCAGTGTCTCCTTGGAAGTATCCCATTGTAAACCTATTTTTAAGGTAGTTTGTAGAAATCGGCAGTATCAAAAATACGGATGTTCCACTGCTCTTTCTCACTTAGCTTCAACATTACCTGATCAAACGCCTTACGACTGCTCCAAACAGCAGGCTGACCATCGCTCTCAACTCCTTGTGACAGACCGACTAAAATACAACCTGCCGTATCACGCACATAGTTACCCTGGTGTATCAAGATGTAGGTTCTGCCAGGGACATCCATGACTTCCCAAGCTTCCGTATAATCACCGCCAGTTAGCCTTGTAACCAAAGGTGATGTTCGCATCTTCATAAGGTACTCACCCCTTGGGATGCAACTGATACGACGCTCATTATCCAACCATGGTCGTTCTAGTGTGTAGAACTGATCTCCATTTGGAAATGTTAACACACCTTCTACCCCTTTGCCAGAATAAGTACGTTCCAAGAGGAGATGATCATCAGATGCTTCAACTAGACTAACTGGTTTTTGAGAAACTAGTAGAGCTTCTTCAATATAGTGATGTTCTTGCATGTTCATTGAATCAGACCTCATCCTTGTAAAAAATATGACTACCAACAGCGCTACTTTGCACTAGTTTAGAGTAGTCCCAAGCCGGTTCTACATAATCTGCGTGATAGTACAGAATATTGTCAAACAGCGGTTCTACACCACTATTCACTACTGAGTATGCGATGTTCTGGGCACGTTCCCAGGCTGCTTCCTCCTCAGTGATGCTCATCTCTAGTTTCTCCCTGCTAATTTCGTGGACAAAAGAGAATTGGTATGGCTGCTCAATGACCTTGCAGAAATTATCTTCAAAGCGCTCATCCAGTACTCGATTCTTGATCACACCCGCTACTAACACTTGCCCAGCATAATCTTCACCACGGGCTTCTGCGAAGATGGCCTCTGCTAAGCAGTTAATCTGCACTGCTATAAGTAATTCGATCATTTCCTGTAAAGTCCTCTAAAGTATCTATAGCTGTCTCTGTCAATGCACATCGAATAAGTTCCCAGGAATACTCGTCCCCAAGGAACACTGAAGTAAGCAAATCATCCGACAGGTACTGCTCAAGCCTGCTGCTTAGGGTCTTCACCATACTTTCCTTCAACTCCTGGTAAACTGGGTCATCAGAGAGTAAACCACTAATAGCCATTTCGTGATTGTTCATTAAATTTCTTCCTGTTGTTTAAAGTAGTTTGTAGAATATTGCAAAGCAGCCTTATATTCATCTAGCTCGGGATGTTTGTCGAGGTAGTAGTTAAAATCTTCCACTGTGTCACCAAGAGCCTCACCGTCTAGAATATCCCAAGCCAAACTCTGTTCTCTTGTCATACAAGCCTCGTAGTAGTCCCAGTCAGAATCAAAATTATTAGTAGTCGTCATAACAGTTTACCTGCCTTCTCTACGCTTGTGATTACCTGCCCCAACTCAGCTAGAGATGCTGCATACTGCTTGTGTGCATCCCAGGAGCTTTGATCAACAAGAACACCGTAATGGTCGTAAGCGTCGTCATAAGTCTCTTTAAAAAGCACTGTCAGGCTTTGATACGTGGCTTTCAATTCTTGCAGGACACTATAACTGTACCTTTGCAGTGATGTGGAAGATGTCATCCTGTACTCCTTGTTTGTTGTTGACCTGATGAAGATTACCAATGTTCTACACCCTGTGTCAATAATTATTTCAAACTTAGTCAAAAGGGTTTCTCTATATATGTACTTTAAAGTGTAATTTAAAGTAAACTACAATAAGTAATATGAATAGAAAAACACCTCTAAAAACCCTTTAACCTATTCTACATAGTACCAATAGCTCGGTCAAGCGGTTTCTACAAAATACTTTAAAAGGTACGTACCTTAAAAATTTGTAGAAATACGTTTGACTCAATGTGTAGAATAGTGGTACTGTACCTCAACAGGAAGCATTAAGGCTCCTAAATAGATTGACTAACGAGGCTTACCTGCTAATTTAGTGGTTCACTTGAAAAGGTTTTTTACATGAACAACCTAAGCAAACAAATCAAAAAGCGTCGGGAAGCACTTGGTATGGATAAGGCAACACTGGCACGGAAGGTTGGTGTATCTGATGTTAGCCTCATTTATTGGGAGTCTGGGCAGATTAAGCAGATTGGGCATATCCGGCTACTGTCCTTGGCATCCTCTCTAGAATGTACCGTATCGGATCTGCTTGAGGATACCCTATTACCTGATTTAAAAAGAAAGTGGCAAGCACAGTCTCTCCGAGAAGCTGGAAGCTGGCTTCGTTATGACTTTGAAGGCCAGTGGTGTTTAGAAGATGTAGAGGAATTCCTTGCCAAGAAGGCCAAGGATTTTGATTGATAGCTAGAAGCATAAGAAGTCTAGGGTATGTCAATGATATACGGCGATAAATTATCAAAAGGAGTAGTTTCTAATGAGTAATAGCAGACAGGAATTTGATGCCAAGATTGAAGACTTAAAGCAAGAACGCGATGAGATGGCCGCTCACATTTTTAAATTTAAGGGCTTGTACTTAGAATGGAACACCCGCCAGAAAGATGACGCAGAGTTTATAGCCATGATGCCGCGTTATGCCGAGGAGCTTCCAGGCGCGAGCCTGGTGAA